TGATTCTGCATTCGTTTAACTATGGCAAACACCTACGTTTGGAAAGTCGGTCAATGTGATCGCACTCTGTCTGATGGCATGATCAACACGCTCCACTACACAGTGAATGCTACTGATGAGGATGGAACGTATAGCGTTGGCGCTTATGGATCTGTTGGTCTTGAACCTGCAGATGCAAAAGACATGGTTGCTTATGACGATGTGACTGAAGCGCAAGCAATCACCTGGGCGCAAGCCGCTATTGGCGGAGCAGACAAGGTTGCATCGATACACGCAGCCTTAGATGCACAGCTTGTCGAAAAGAAAACTCCAACCAAAGGCGCAGGCGTACCTTGGAGCGCTTAATGCAACGACCTGATCCAATGATTCCTTGTAAGCCTGGTGCGGAAGATGTCGAATCGATGTCTAACCGCACCACATGGCTAGAGGAGTTGTACTTCTTAGATGGCCGTGATCAAGCAGACCATCCTCAGCGTGGTTTGTTTACTGGGTTGTCTGAGAAGTATCAAAACCTTGCTTCCACTGACGGTTATTGACAGTCTGCCAACACAGTGACACACTCTCACAACTGTCACAGTGACAGTTCCAGTAACCTGTCAACGGAAAACGTTCAGTCTCTTCCTAATGATCAAATCTCTGATTGTGAGTGGTGCCGTCGTTACGGCTGCTGCGCTGGCATCTCCTGTTGTCGCGGCTCCTTTTTTGAACGTGGAAAACAACGCCTCATACGCTGACGGCTTTTCTGGGGCTATTACAGATCTTCACGTTGGCTATGAAGGCGGCGAAGGCCCTTATAGCTTCTATGCACAAGGCGGTTTTGCATTGGTTGATGACACCGATGAAATCAGCACTGAACTGTCTGGAAAGTTTGGTGGCAGCATTGGTCTTGCTGATACTGGCCTAAACCTCTATGGCGAAGTGTCAGGCATCACCACTGATGACGATCCTGCTTTTGGAACGAAAGTAGGTGTCAAATTCCCATTCTGAGCTAACTTATAGCTGAGACGTGTTTCGCCCTCTCCTGGTCTCACACAGCAGGAGGGGGTTTTTTATGGGCAAAAATTTTGCGATTTTCTTGCTGATCCTTTTTTGCTTCATCGAGTATTACCACTTAAACCATCACAGCCATTGCCCTAGTTGCGAAGTTTGCAAGTGACTAGCATGGTTGAAGCCACTGCTTAAGTCAGGTGCAAAAGCTTTTCAACGTTTTGTCTGTCGCATCTTTTGTGATGTCAGGGGCAATGGTTGCTGGGACGGTGGTTCTCTATACGCGGATTCCATCGATGACCAAGCTTTACATCAGTGAGCTAAAGCTTGAGCTGACTGAACTGGTGCTGAATGCGATGCCTAAGCAAATTGAAGAGGCGATGCCAGAACTGCCAACGAAAACTGGCTTGCCGATTAAGTTTCCATAGATCAAGTCACCATTTTGGTGTTGGCAGTTGGATCAGCTTCTGAAACGTCAGGCAATGGTTTTTGCTCAAATGATGCAAGCCATTCACGCAAAGCATCTCCTGTTGGGGTTTTTGGCGGCCATTTGACAAATTTAAGCAGCGCCTTTGGATCAGTGAATAACCTGCTTTTTTTGCCGCTAAGGCAGGTGTAAACGTAAGGCGGACCTTCACGTTGCTTGGTACGTTCAATCCAAAGCTCGCCTGCTGTAAAGCGTTCAGACTTCATGCCAGAAATTCCTGAGATTGGGATTGGAGCGGTGCAAGTGCCAGTGATTCCGGCTTGGCGAAGTATGCCGCCTCAAAGCATTCCAACTGAACCGCCAGTCACTTTGCAACTTGGCTTTCCAGTTATCCAGGTGCCTGGGTGCGTTGAATCTCGCAATACACAACCCGGCAATGAAAAGGCTTACACGACAGATGAGCGAGGGAATTTTGTTGTGTGCGATGGAGGAACGATGCCGTCGTTTAGACCATTGGATTTTTCACCAGCGTTGCTACCGCCTGAAGGTGTAAAGCCGCCAAAGCTAGATGCTGAAAAGGGCAAGCCGAAAGAGGAGCCTAAATCTCAATCGGCCATGAACCCCCTGCCAGCTGCTGAATCTGGCATTCCTATATTACCGGAAGAATTGCCTTGTCCACCACCTGACGCAATTCCGATAGGAGCAAAAAATAAATTACAAACCGCTGTGATCATGGGCTATGAAATGATTGACGGCAACTGTGAGCCACAGCTTGAGTTACTGCCTGTAGCAAAGATTGTCGGTAATTATTTGCCTGGAGCGCCTGTAGTCATGACGACTGCAGCGATAGCAGCAGTAGCAACCACAAGTGCCATCGTTGCAAAACCGTTAGGCGATATTCTGCTCAAAGCAGTCAAGCCAATCGTAAAAAAAACGATCAAGAAGATTAAGGAGAAGCTAGGTAAAAAAGTAATCATTGAGTCTGCTTTTCAGCGTCGGAAGGGGCAGCGCGCTTTACGGAAGTAGGAATCGAATGTGTGTGAGGCGGCAAGACTCCTGGTGGATTAACTAGGACGACATCAGCGCAAATTTTGGCGTAAGGCGAGTCAGGATGAAACATGACTCCTTCTTTCATGAGGTTGGCGCAGTTCTTGAGTCTTGCGATTTCGTAGTTCAAGCGTTTATCGGCCAAGGCTGCTTCCATCAACTCGACTTGCTTTGTTGCTGCTTTACGACAAGTACGGATATGACTGCGATCTAACGGAATTGAGATCTGTGCAGTGATGCCGCCATTTACTGAAAAGTTTGTCTTTTGACCTGTTCTAACTGGTTTATAAAAAAGGATAGCGCCTGGATTATCTGGCCTACCATCTGGAATGGCATTACCTTCCGAATCAAACGCGCCAACAATATCGAGAGTGTCATAAACCGGATCTGCATAATGACCTTCGTAAGGATCAGCCCAGCCAGTAGTTGAACTAAGGAAAGGGTTAATTGTTAGGGTTGCACCTTGACAACTAACGCCGTTAATCACAGAACTAAAATTTTTACTAGGAGTGACCATCACGGCTTGATTAGTTACCGAACCGCTACTGTTCGCCACTGGTGCTGCTGTACTACTTACTTGCGCTTGCACTGGAGCGGAAAGCAGCAAAAGCGTTGCTAGGACTCGTTTCATTGCGTAAACGTACTTGTAGTTTCCGTGAGAGATTCGATGTCTGTCTCACGGTTGATCAACGTATGATTTACAAGACCTGGACCTTGGAGCGTTTCAACAAATTGAAAAGATGCACCTTGATTTACGATGCGCCATTCTGGTTTTGATGTTGGATCTAGCCCACGCCAAACGCTAGAGATACCGTTTACTACGTTAGTTGTTGTACTGATACTCATTGGAGCAATTGTGGCATCAGGCTCAATGTTTGTACCGCTAACGCTTAACTCATAGCCGGTGCGATATTCGTATGAGTTTATGACTTCAGTAACTTTAGTTTTGGTTGTCGTCGTGGAAGACAAGACACCTTGCTGAAAGTTTGGAACAACAGGCACTGCTTTTGTTGGAGCGGCAAAAAGAATCAGCGAGAAGACAAGCCAATACCAAAGCATCACTTGATCGTTAGTTCTTGAATGACTTGCCCGATTGCAGTTGTACCCGCTCCACCAGCAGTAATTGTCAAAGCACCATCAGTTGCAATTGTTCCAGCCAGTGTGCCGGCAATGCCTCCTGTAGTTGTAGTTGTGCTGCCAAAAATAGGCAATGCAGGTACTACTCCTGATGTGACTGTTGTCGAGAGGACTGTCGGTACATCGTCTCCTTCTGTATAGCTTTCGCTGTATGAAAAAGCATCACCAGCAGTGGTAACGCTAAAAGCACCAGGAGTGTACCCGAGAGCAGTCCCGGAATGAAAACTGCCGAACTCAGGAGCAGTGTCCAAAGTGACGTTATTGCCAGATACCGCAAATGTAGACGGAATTCTTGTTGCGACAGATCCCGCTCCATCTACTGACAGTGAAACGCTTGATTGGATTCTATGGGTGATGTCCGCCTTTACTGGAGCGGCAAGCAGTGTGATGCCTAATACCAGAGCTAGGCGTTTCATTTTGGTTTTGCCGTAGAGGTCTGTTCCTTGATTGTAGGCTCATCTTTCTTCTTTCTATTGTTGCCAACCGCCAAACCAAAGGAAGCAGCTGTGCCGCTCAAGATACTGGCTGGGTAGGTGGGATCTAGGCTCTGCTTAAACACCCCCAAATAATTAGCTGTCAAAATTGCCATTGCCCAGCCAAGCAAGACAACTTTGATCACGTCTCCTAAGCGCGAGTTTGATTCTTCCTGTTCTGGCTTTTCGTTTGAATCTGCCATGATGGTGGAACGCTAGAGGTCGAATGGTGGTTGAAATCTGGGCTGCTGTAGCAGGGGCGTCTGTTGGCGTTGCTTCTGCTGGTCTAACGAGAATCAACCGCTCAAGCCAGCAAGGGAGGGATTCCTTGGTGCGTTTAACGACTGCTGTGGATAATTTAGCGGGCAGGATGGACATCCTCCACGCAGACATCAGGACTAGGGACCAAGAGATTTTTGC